AAACAACAACATCTTTATCAAACTGGATAAGCACATTATTATATTCTATTTTTATTATCTTACCAATTTCACCATTAGGAACAAAAATAACATCATCTTCATTAAACCAATCTGGATTATATCTAATTGCTTTATAATTGTTTACTGTTTGAATAACCATATCATCTTCATAAAACTTTGTGTCACCTATTTGTATATACTGACCATTTAGTTCTACATTTGAATTTGCTATAGGTTGAAGAAAGTTGTTTATTTTAACTGTTCCATATTCTCCAATATTATATGATGATAAAATCATTATATCTTCTTTAGAATAATTCATAGTTAATAACTTTTTATATAATGCTACTACATTATTAATAATTTTTTCTTGTGGTGTTGATATAAACATATAACCCTTATCCTCACCAAATACTTGTTGTTTTACATTATCTTCAAGAAATTTTTCACTTTCTCTGGTTTTAGTTGCTACGGTTAAAATTCCACCTTTACCATATCTAAATATTTTTGTAAGAGATACTATAGGTAATTTATTTGAATTAATTAAATCATAAAATACATTACCTGCTCCAACAGAAGGTATCTGTGCTGAGTCTCCAATCATTAATAATTTTGTTTTAGTAAAATCTATGGCATCTAATAATTTTTCCATTAAAAATACATCTACCATCGACATCTCATCCACTATAACAATATCACATCTTAATGGATTTTCTTTATTATATCCCCAACCTTCAGACGGATTATATAACAATCCTCTATGTATTGTAGATGCTAATTCTTTTGTAAATTCTGACAATACTTTTGCTGCTCTACCTGTAGGTGCAAATAATACAAATGACTTTTTATTTTCTTTGAGCATATTAATGATTGATTTAGTGGTTTGCGATTTTCCAGAACCTCCAAAACCATTTAGTATACTTATATTATTTTTACAAATCATAGGTAAAACTTGATATTGTTGATCTGTAAGAATAATATCATCTATGTTTTTATATTTATCAGATTCAATATTCCATAAGTTCTCCACAGTTAATCCATTTATAATTTTACTTGCTATAAATAGTTCTGTATCATATGTACTTTTTAAAGCAACAGTCATAGTATTCTTATCAAAATAAATATGTTCATCATCTTTTACTATAGTAACGAAATGTTCAATACATTTATTAGCAAGTGTTTCAGATTGTTTTCTTAATTTTTTAATATCAATTCTAGTATTACCTTCATTCTCATTTTCTCCAAGTAAAAACATTAATGCTGCTTTTTGCCTTTGCTGTGAAGTTAATAAATCAAATGAGAAATCAATAGGTGGTTTTTCACCTCTAGCTTTCATATCTTTACATTCTTGATTAAATTCTAACAGTATCTTATCTGCGGTTTTAAACGCAATTCTTGAGAGTTTACATAAGCATAAATAGGGGTCTGTTTGTAATTTTTCTTTAACATTATCAACAGAATTATATGTATCAAGTAATTTTTTTAAAATTTTAAAATCAAAATAATTACGATATGTTTCTACCATTTCTGCTAACGCAAAGTTTTCAATTATCTTTCTTTTTATGACACCAAAACGGTATTCTCCAATATTATGAAGTTTCTTAAAATCTATATCTTCTAAATGATTATTTATTACTCTATCAATAATATCTGGATATTCACGAACTAGCTCATTAGTTTGCTCTTGGCTGTCAAGTATACTTTGTAAAAATAATCTAACAGAATGTTCAGTTTTTGGTTTTTCCTTTTTTACATTTTTGATTTTATAGGTATAACCATATTTATCTTTAACTTCTTCTGCAATTATATTATAATCTGTATCAAGTATTAATTCATGAATATTACCTGATATAGTTACATTACCATATTTATTTAATTTTATATTAGGAAATTTATATATATCTATATCACATGAATAAACTTTATAGTTTTCACTATCAAATATATTTTTTCTTATAGTTGCATTAAAATTTAGACTCAATTTATCTCCTTTTCTATCTCATAATATCCTATATATTTTACAATTCTTCTAATCGTTTCCTCACTACAATCATATATCTTTGATAAATCTTTCATACTTATTTTTTGTTGATATTGGCTTCTGATTTCATTTAATTGTTCATTAGAAAAGTTATGTCTCTTTTTAGTCTTTAATAATATTAATTGTTCGTTATATTCTGGACATACTTTTAACCAAGATTGTAAATTTTTTATGCTTTGTATAGTATTTTTATTTAAATTTAATTTTTCAGCAACCATTTTTGCATTACCTGAATACAAAATTAACATTTCTTTAATTTCTCTAATATTTTCATTAGTAAACTTTGCTGAAGGATGATTTTCTCCGTATGTATATTTACGATTCTTAATTCTCTTTTCGATTTGTTCTGGTGTTAAAATTGTAAACTTTCTTCCTTTATGCGCTTTTTTCATTTTTTCTTTAGTCTCATCAGATAAAACAGTACCTTTTTTAGCAATACCTATATTTTTACAATGTTCTTCTGATAATTTTTTACCGTAAAAAGGATGTTTATCTCCTCTATGAGATTCACTCATTTTCTTTTTAGTTTCTTCTGTATGTGTTTTCCCTGTAATAGCTAACTTTAATTTTAATTTAGTTTGATTACTTCTCGGTATTCCATATAAAGGATGATTCTCACCGGAATATTTTCCAATTCTACTTTTGCTAATTTTTAAACAAGATTCTAAAGATTTTATTTTTCCTTTATTACCTCCATTTTCATTATTATATCCAAAACTTCTATCTATTGAATTATATAATTTAATATAATGTCGTTCCAAATAATCTAATGAATCAATGTCACATACTTCAATAATATCAAAGATAAAATTTTCTTCACCATATTTATTAAAAGAGTATTGCAAATGCTGATTTTTATTACGATTATTTTTTAATTCATAATAATGTTCTTGCCATCTTTTATAAATATTTTTACTTTGTCCAACATAAACTTTATTATTTACTATGTTAGAAATTTTATAAATACCACAAAAATCTATTTGAGTATCCACATTTTCTAAGTTAGCACATAATTCACATAATCCATTATAAAAAGAATTAGTTAATTTATTACAATTTCTACATATTATATTAATATCACTACCTCCTGTTTTATAATTATTTAATTAATATACCTCAAATTTAAATAATATTTGCTCGTCTTCATCAGTTTTTTTCCACTCGCCATTTATACATTTTGTTTTCTTTTGCCATTTCCATTCTTGGATTTTCAGAACATCATAAAGTTTGAATGGATTTTCTACAAAAACCCTCTCTTCTTTAATTTTTGTTTTAATTTCATTTCCAGAGTTAATTTGTCTCAAAGTCAAATATGGTTTATATGAATTTTTGTAGGTTTTAAACCCTATTACTACATAAAAATTATCTCCTGCTTTTTTATTGATATATTCACAATATTCAAGATACTCCATTTCAAATTTTACTTGCTCTTTAATTGATAATGGTTTATCTTCAATTGTGGTGATAACTTCATTTATGTAACCTATCATATCAAGTTCTTTATATAACGTTGCAGTTGTCTTTTTACTGTATTTCTTTAATAATTCTTCATTAATATTAAGTTTATCAATATCTTTAAAATTAATCTGTTTACGTTGTGCTAGGTTGTCATAAATATCAATTATTTGCAGTAGTTTTTTATTTTTACCAAATTGTTTAAAGAAATTTAGTCCTGTAAGTATTCTTAATTGTCTTGAATTAACTGATATTGTTTTTATATCTTCTAGTAAATCTATAAAATCTTTATATTCTTTTTGTTGTGCTAAATTATATAACTCAGTTGGTACTTGTGTATTTAAATATTTTATTGATGCTATGCCTTTGTAAATACAATTATCTTTTTTATCATATGTATATTCAGCAATTGATTTTCCAAAAGATATTGGTTTAACTTTTATACCTAATTGATTAGCTAATTCTATACCTCTATTAGTATCCTCCATATTTTCCGATCTATTTAGATATGCAGTTACAAACTCTAATGGATAATATGTTTTTAATCTAGTTTCTGCATATCCATTCATTGAATATCCTGTTGAATGATTATATCCAAATTGATATTCAGACGAATCAGAAATTATTTGTATAAACTGTTTAACTTCTTCTTCCGCTACTTCTCTTGATTTATTTGATTTTTTACAATAACCATCTATTATTTTAGGTAATTGTTCATTTAACAATTCAATATCTTTTTTTCCGATTGCTCTTCTAGTGGTATCTGCAAGAGAACCACTAAAATCACATATGTCTGTCAAAAATTTTATAGTGTCTTCTTGATACACCAAAAATCCATGATTGGCCTTTAACAATTCATCAATTTGTTCTGAAGGATTTTCATTAAATTCTCTTTTTATTAATCTATCTCTATATGATTTACCTGATGGACGTAGTGCTGCATTGACCAAAGACATATCATTGATAAATCTAGGTTTAAATTCTTTTAATAGTGAAAAAGCATAATCACCTTCAAATTGAAACACTCCAACATTTGACGCAATCATATTATTCCATACTTTTTTATCATTCCAATCAATTTCATGTGACTTCAAATAATGAGAATTTATATATTTATAAACATCTTTCATAATACCAATAGTTTTAAGTCCCAATATATCAAACTTAACAAAATTTACTGAATCTACAGCTTTCATTGCACATACTGATACTGGTTGTGATTCATCACCATCTTTATAAAACACTCCAAGATTATCTGCTAATGTAATTGGTGAACCGATAATACCTGCTGGATGATTTCCTTTTGCAATAATAGTACCTTTAATTCCATCGAAATAATAAAACAAATCTTTATTTTCAGATTTTAAATTTTCAAAATCTTTTATTAAATTATTCGCTCTAGTCAATGCTTTTTTATTTCTTATATGTTGACAATAAATATCATGATTATCAAAGTCTATAGTTGTACTCTCTAATTCTTCAAGCTCTTCCAGGTTTACTTCTTCTTGAATTATTTTTGAATAATCTTCATATAATTTATCAAACTTATTTTTAATATCCATAACCAAATCTAAATCATGATAATTAAGTCCTTTTGTTAGAACGTCAATTGTGCCTCTATCTTTTAATGTTGTAAAAGCTGCAATATATGCTGTTTTTTCAGGTGTAAATCTATCAATAATAAACTTATATACCTTTTCTCTATCTTCGGGAGCAAAATCAATATCTATATCTGCTAAACTTATTCTATCAGCATTACAAAATCT